TACCGCCTTTAGTTCCACGATTAACGATCCGGGCTGGATCGTTGACATTTCGACCTCGTAATTCGTCAATAAAAGCTTTTTCATCTTTGTTTTTCATCCCTTCGGCTTATGATTGCTATTGTTAAAATGACACATAACAATAGCGCTGATAGCAACGTAATGATAACAATTTAAGATCCCTCCTGGATCATTATACTACGAATCGGCGTAATTTATATAGAGCCCATCTTTAAAATTTAAAGTTCGCGTGCCTCCGCCGACCTTGGCAACGGCTACACTGGCAGTAGCTCCAGCGGTGCCATCTGTTGATTTGTGACCACCCTGGATTGAGGTATGGACTCCAACTACGTCGGCGGATACTCGATATAAATACGCATCGGCCACGGCAGCCGACGCATCGGTTGCATGAGAGGAAAACCCGATCTTCATGCCCGACTGGACACGAAACTCGTCTGAATCAACTAGAAAATAATTATCTGTTATATCTCCCCGCCCGGCGAAAAACCCACCGGCTGATCCATGCCCAACGTTGAGCAATGTCCCGGCGCCGTTTTTAAGCTGAAATCCCATGCCGCCAGCATTGCTGCGCTCGTATAGGGCCGCTACGAATGTCGTCGAAACTGTACGTAGTTTTATTGTCGCGTCCGGGGCGCCGCCGAGACCAATTCTGTCATCAATCACAAGCGCGCCCGGCGTTTGCATAATTCCCGCCGCATTACGATACCAGTACGTGTCGAGGGCCGCTGACTCTGGATTTGTTGCATGTGCGGAGAACCCGATCTTCATACCCGCCTGGACCCGGAAATCGGCGGAGTCCGACCAGAAAAAATTATCTTCACCGCCTGAGATGCCAGCAAAAAAACCGCCGACAGCGCCGTGGCCAAAATGCAACTCCCCAACGTCATTTTTCAGACGAAATCCAATGCCCCCTGCAACCGTCCGTTCAAATAGGGCTGCGTAAAATTCGGTAGTGCCTAGATGCAATGGAGCATCGGGGGTACCCGAAATATCGATGCCGACATTACCAGTGGCCGAATCAATAGTTAAATAAATCAGATCCACTTTAAGCCACCGCCTTTAATCTTCATGGTAAATTAACCGCAACAACGATCCCTCTGGCACCCAGTGAAAGTAACTGCCTGGATTTAACATGTCCATGGTGTTACATGGTACCGTACCTGATGCGCCTATACTAAAATCAGAAACAATGCCTTTGTAGGACACCGCCTTAATGAACCACGTATATACTGCACCCTGTGTACCCGTTGTGTCGGTATAGTGATCTGTATTTATGGTACTGATTAATATCGCGCCGGTTGGATCGAGAGGGAAATCCCCCTCCCTCCGCCAAATTTGATATGTTGCCACGATAGGATCTACAGAGAGAGTCCAATGCATCAACGCATTCCTGTGAGGCCGTGATCCGGTTGGCACCTCCAGCCCAGTCGGCACCGCCGGCGCAGTCGTATCCCCAGGAATATATTCGATCGACGCATAGCCGAAGTCCTTGCCGTCCCTATTCACGGCCACGACCAGGATCGTGATTGTCTCCGAAGACTCCAAGGCAAACGGAAACTCGGCCTTGTCAAACCCCACTTGGCCAATCTGGACATCTTCCACCAGGATGCGCGCGCCAAAATAATCTTTCCTTGGCGGAGTCCATGCCACGTTGACCCAACGAGTGCCCAGAGGATCGAGGGATTCCGTCGCCCGCAGGTTCGTAACGGTTCCGCTCGGTTCCGTGATCTCGATCTCCGGCGGCGTAGCCTCCACGTACACGTCGGCGTCATACTCCAGGCCGGTCAAACGGTACTGAAGATCGCCGCTCCGGGCGATGTTTAATACCCGGAACGGCTTGACCACGGCCCCGGTAATCCCGAAAGAAAATACGTCATACCGGCGCGGCGTGGTGAATTGATACCGGGAGGTTTCCAGGTCCGTGGGAACTGATACACTAGCTATCTCCACGGTCGTTTCATCTGGGCCCCCCGCATACACTGAATTTACTACCACCACGATGGCGAGTATGGAGTCGGCGCCCTCCAAGATGATGGCGGCGCCGGGAAGATAATCTGCGGTCCTGTCGCCGTCAACAATAAAATGAGTGCCATCGCCGTAGACAGCCGCTTCCGCGTCTACCTCGAAAGGCACGGCCATGCGAATGACGCGGGCTTGGACATCCATGCCTCCATCAAAGGACCAAAGAGCAACCGTATCATCATCAAGCGACAAGGGTTCGGTCAGGCTCGGGGTTTCATCCGACCGGTTGATAGTGGAAAGACGAACGCAGGCATGAAGAGTATTTAAAAACGATCCTGTCCCGGCTAGCGAACCGATCGATCCGGTCGCCGCAAACGCCGAAGGTAAATATGGATCCGTTATGGTTGCCCTTAGTACATTATTGATGTGTAATTTTACCGCCACCGCGTCCCAAGTGACTTTAAATAAATGCCACCCGTCGGGAGTATACGAATCATCGCAACTAGCGCTTTTTGACTGATTAGCATCGTCACGGCTTTGCACGGTCCAGGTCGCCGATGCGTCATTGTGATATAGTAATAATCCATATCCTCCACCTGCGATTCGGCCAACATGGAAAACGCGGTTAGACTGTCCCGCTACTTGCCGCCTGGCCATCGCATCGATATAAACCCACTGCTCCCATGTCCCCGCTGCCGGACTCATGCCAGCCAAAGGGATGGCAAGAGATTCGGCAGCACGGGCATTCGTATCCTGCCAGCTCGTAGCATAGGCCTTTTGTTCAAGCTGCCCACGCACGGCATACGAGTATAAGCCCGGCGTGGCATTGGCTAGCCCAACGCCTAGAACATGAGTAGCCTCCGCGGCATTGCTGGTAAATATCAGTGTTTTTTTTACCCATTGGCCCCGTTCGGTGATTGCCGCGTTTGTAATTAAGTGCCATGATCCATCGTCGTATTGTACCGTAATGTATGCTTTGCCGGCTGGAACATCCGAGGGAATATATGCCCAGACAGTCCATGTGTATATGGTCGCCAGGGACAGTTCCTTGGATTGATGCATATAGCAGTGTGTTTGTCCGTCCGCAATCGTTCCCTTGAGGCAATTGACCGCATCGAGTGGAGGCGTGCCGGGCGCTGCTACAGCCTCAAGCGTACCGCCGTTGGATGCGGCCCAATTCGCCGTTGTCTCCATCTGCGGATTGAGCAGAAGATTGGCAGTTCCTTCTTCCGCCAATGCCGCCTGATACCCCGCCCATGGTCCGGTTTCATACCGCGCCGCGCCGGAAGCGTGGCTATGGCCGTCCACCCGGTCGTAGGCCGTGGATGCGCGGGCGAACGTGGCGGCCTGATTCAGGACGGCTTTCTCGGCCTGAACATCATCCTGCGTTCTGATGATTGCCGTGTATTCAAGCGCCGGCGCCATGGCAACGGCTTGATCGAGCGTGGCCGTATCCGCGTCGGCATCCGCCAGTCTGCCCGATTTGACTGAATCGCCATAGAGGACATAATGAGCCTCGTTGACGACATCACCGACACGGCAGGCAATCGCGTCTATGCCCGCCGGCCAGGAGCATACCCGGATCAATTGGTTCAGGCGGAGACGATAGGCGCCCTGGCGATATGCCTGGCCGAATCTCTTGCATCCGGGAAGCTGGATCCGCACGGGCTTAGATGGCATCGCGTCATTGTCATAATTTGCCAGCATGACCGGGAAGATGTTGTGCTCGAAATCCAGGGCCTCATCCCGGAAGTCTACCTCAACGCTCGTCGCCCGCTCGTTCATGCCGAGATATTCCTCGCGGAAACCGCTGGCGCCGATGTTGCCCGCGGTGAAGAGCTGAACGGGAGTGGCCGGGCCGTCCCACATGACGCCCCAATGAGTTCCGCGCATCATGGCCTTGCCGCGGCCGCATTCCTCCGGGAGCTTAAGGGCGTCCCAAAGGTTTGTCTCAACGTCGTAGTAATAGTCGAATCGTAGATCGGTAGCCGTGCAGAAGGCGGCCCAGTCCACGAATTCCTGGTAGTACCGGATGAGCCTGGCCGCCGGGTAGCCCTTGACCACATATTCATATTCGGATGTATTGATATTATAGATCCGGCGGCAACGATGGATCAAATCGTAGCATGCCCAGGCCGGATTATATGCCGGCTTCTGGGCATACGTTTCCAAATCCGGGTCCCAGGCCCAGATGTTGTCGCGGGTTTGCAGCCAGGTGATGTCGGGAAGGATGCCTTGCAGTTCGTTGCTTGCCAATGCCTTTAGAGCTACGAGGACCTTACCGGGCCGAATGAAATCATCGGTGATAACGTGCGCCAGGGAGGTCCAGAAAAGCCTGGTCGCGTATCGAGCCGTATCGCCGCTTTTATAAATGCACCGGGCATGTACCTCGTACTGATCCGCAGCCAGGCCGTCGATGCGGTAAACCCTGCGGATCGGCGATGACGTTGATGCCGCGATCTCAAAATATGCTTCTATAGTCCACCACATGATGGCGTATATATATGGTGGTACCGAACCTACTACGGTAATCAAGGTTTTGTCGATCTCCGCGTCGTAGCTGCTTGATACCACCGTAGTATTCACCGACGAACCGCCTTGCCATTTGAGGCTAACATTCAAACCCAAGATAAAAATCGCGGTCTGGTCTCCATTAACTTGGGCCACATGTGTATCGACATAACATGCACTATTATCCTGGCCCGTATAATAAAACTCCCAAGGAATCCAGTCTCCGGCGCCTACGGCCCGGTATTCCAGTTCAGCCCTGACAGTCGCCGTTTCAAACGCGCCATCGCTTTTTTGATGATACAGACCATACGGGCATTCAAGCACTATTTCCAGGCCGGTCCCCGTGTCACCCGTGGTTTGTTGGGCCGACCACCCGCCGCCCTCCAGCAATTCGTAAGCCAAGATCTGCGTCTCGAACGTGTCGTCAAAACCGGGGATCAGGTCCTGATCGTTGGTCCCCAATCGAATATCAAGTTGCACGTCGCTATAGTTCGTAATCGGGTTTGAGCCTGCCCTAACATCGGAGATGCTATCGATTTCCCCCTCGCCGCCCGTCGCCAGATAGTCGTATTCCTGGCAATCCTCACGCTGGACTATCCGCCGTTGCAGGGCCGTCCCGGCGGTCCTGGTTGTGCCGAAAGTTATGCCGACAATGGTTCCCTGGCCATCGAGGGGAGCCAGTCCACCCCACGAAGGTTTGGGCGTCTCCGTGGCTGGAGGAGCGGCCATAGCCGATAGGAGATAGCCGCCGATGAGATTCGCGCCCATTGCCGCCGCCAAGGCCCCAGCTCCCCAGGCGCCCGCGCCTACAAACCCGGCGCCCCAAAACGCGCCGCCCGCTGCTACCGAGCCAATCCCCATAGTGACAACCATGAGCGCGAACCCGGCAATAGCCTGCGCGATCTGCTTGCCCGTATCCCCTCCCCGGACCACCGGCTGTATAACGATCGTGTCGCCGGGCTTCGGGATGACGCGGCTTAAGGCATCCTCGGGGACGATTTCGCGGTTGTGATAGACAACTAGATCGGTGCCAGCCTTGGCCAGGGTATGCCGTATATACCGCGAGATCGGCTGGCCGGGTAAAAAATCAGCCGCCCTGGCGAGGCGGTCCCGGCTTAGCGGATTATGGATCTCCACGATGGAGAGTTTCTTCTTCATGTTAACCACCCCGGTCTATAAAGCCCTTCGAGCTTGCGGGAATAATAGGGATGCGACAGCGATTCGATACAAGATTGTGTCTTCGCGCGCGCGTGGATGAACCGGCCGGGGGCGATAAGGACGCCGGTGTGATTACACCAGACGCCCCCGCCGCCCAGCCGGAAGACCGCCACCGCGGGGACAGAGCAGGGAGGAAAGCACCGGACCCACGATTGGCGATCCAAATCAACCTGCCGATCGATCGCCTCCGCGTCACGCGCGGGGATCAACCGCTCGGGCAGCTCGATTCCATAGCGGCGGAATACCTCGCGGACCAGGCCCCAGCAATCCAGGCCGATCCGGGGGTCCTGGCCGCCGTCTAGGAAAGGAATCCCGATTAAATCGGAGAGATCCGGCTTAGACATAATAGCCACGCCGGGATAGACCGGCCTCGCCGCCGAAGCGGACGGAATTGCCATGGCCCCGGCAAGCTTCCAGGGTTCCATCACACACATCGCCCACGGTGGCGCCGCATTCAATCCCCTTAAAACCGGTAGACAACAAAAACCGGCAAAAGTCCGTGAGGTTCCGGTCGGTCGGAAAGCGGATCGCCACCGGGTTTTCGGCGCCAAGCGTGATGTATACCCATTGGTCGTCACAAGATACTTTCGCATTAGCGTAGGTCTCCTCGATATCGGCGGGTAGATCGAGATGCAGACTATTGACCACGCGCACGATTACGGCGGCCCCAGGCGCGCCGTCCGCCGCTTCGATGTATGATTGCAATATGCGCAAGGCGTTTGATGCCTTGATGCCGAGCGATGGCATCTCCTTGCCGTCTTCCATCCGATCGTCCAAATCGAGCGGGAACCGGGTCCAGGTATGGCCGTCCCATTCGATATCCTCATTATTCGCGGCCAGGCGAATCACGGTTTCGCCGATTTGGATCTCAACTAGAGGGATATAAGCGCCCGGCGAGGAGAGGCGATTCTTTTCCAGCGTGGCCACGACAGATAACGACATGGCTATACCTCCTCCAGAAGCACATGGCCAGACCAGCCAGGCACGCCACCATCGGAATTCAGCCGAAACTCCGGCACCTCGCGGAAGCGTACTGTATATTCAGTATGGGTAAAACTGTGTGTCCAAGTAAACTCCACCGCGCCGAAACGGACTGTAGAGATAAACGCCTTTAGGGTTATATAGTCGGCATCCGTTAGAGGCAGTGCCTCCCACGGCAGATAGAACTGGAATAGATCGCGAGTGTGCCCCGCGCGCGTCTGGACGTAACCGCCCGCGCTTGCCCCCGATCGGATTGTGGTATCGATTGGGATCTCCTTAAATCCGCCCGCGTCGGGGAGTTGGATGCTTGGGAAAGTTGGCATCGCTATCGCCCCCCGCGCAAGGTATCGCCCAGGCCGCCGACGTTATCCGCCGCGGCAGAGATCACCATATTGGCTACCCACCGGCG